GAAATTCTTTAGGTGATTGACCTTCTTCTTCTTTAAATAAATTTTTAACTTCTAATCCAGAACCTTTCTGAACGTAATTACCTTGCTTATCTTTAGGAACTAATTTATATTTAAAAGCTTTTACATAATAATTATCTTTAACTCCATCTTCACTTGCCTTAGGACCGGGACCTAAAGTAGCACCAATTCCTTCTTTAACTTCTTTATATCCTAATTCTTTATAAGCTTCATCATTTGGTTTAGATCCTTTTAATCTAAAAGCATATGGTGTTAAATAAGATCCCCCAGCAGCTGATGTAGATATTTCATCTACTATTTCTTCATTAAAACCTACAGCTTTTCTATACTCTTCAGGGTAATTATTACGAATATGAGTTCTAATTTTATTTCTTAATAATTTAGCGTCATCATAAATGTCTCTAAATTTAGAATCATTTTTAGCCCTAACAGCAACCTTTTTAGCTGTTTTTGTAAGTTCATTAACGTCTTTTACTAATTCTCCTACATCTGGGATATAGTCAACATCCCAAGAAATTTGACCAGTTTCTGGGTTTATATTAGTTATAGTTGATTTTATCCCACCCGAGACTTTAACATCTCCAACTTTTGCACCCTTTATAGCAGGTGGTTGGGGGGCCTCTTTAAGTTTATACTTTAACTTACCCATTTGCTTTTTGTAATTCTTCTATTAGTGAATAATATTGCAACAAATTAACTAAATGGTTATCATTTATTTTTGCATTTTTATCTGCCTCAACAATGATGTTTATAGTTTCTTTTAATTTTATTTGAGTTGTTTTATTTTTCACACCTTTATTAAGTTCTAAAAGTGTTGTTTTTATTTCATTAACTTTAGAATTATAAAATTCTTTTAATGCTGGGTTTGAGTCAACTGATTCAATAAATTCTTTAAGTACTATTTTTTGTTGAGTGTTTAATGCATCATATTTACCATTAAATTTTTCTAATAATACTCTATAAGTTAATATACGAAGATCTTTATCGTATGACTTAAACTCTTCTATTAAATTATCTTTAACTTGATTTTTATCAATAGATTGAGATGTAAGGTGTTCTAATAAAGTAACCTTATGATCTATAATAGTTGTAGGATTTGATAATTTATTATGATTATAAATTTCCATTAACAAATATAATGAAGCTTGAACTTTATAATGTGGGAGTTTAGTTTTAAAAAACTCATTTAAATTATAATGTTTTTTTATTTCATTAATTAAATTATATTTTTCTCTCTTTAAAGAAGATTTATTTAATTTTTGAGATGACTCTAAAAGTGTAGAAACAACTACATCAGCTTTTCCTTCTGTTAATCCTACCTTTTTAAATAGAATTTCATAAAGTTTATATTCTTTAGACAATTCGGATTTTACAAAATATTTTTTCATAATCCCAGTAGCCGGAGAGTTTTTACCTGATAATGTATCAGCTGTAATTTGTCGGACAAGTAACTCAAATAGAATACCTGTATTTTTATATTTTGAATGTTTAAACTTCATTCCTTAAGAGGGTTTAGTTATAAATATATAGAGATTATTGTTCCTTAATATTAGATTCATCAAGAAGCGATTCTCCTTTATTATCATTTTCAAATACTAACTTTTTAGTATTCATTGGGATTTTACTTAGCAATGTTTCTAATGCTAAAGGTGATTTACCTTTATATGAAGATTTTGGTTCATTCATATCTTTTTTCATTCCTTTAGCACCTAATCTATCTTTACCAAAAGCACTATCCTGTGTATTACGATTTGATACTTTTTCTTTTGGACGACCTAATTTAGGATCAATAGTACCTTGATCATAACCATCAGGAACGTTTGTTGGATCAGAATCATATCTACCTTTTCCGTATAATGAAGCTAAATCATGAGGTGTACCATATGATTTACCAGTTTCAACTGGGTCATTACCTTCAGCTTCAATTTGATTTAGTCTAAACCTACGTTTAGCATCTTCGCTAATAAGATCTCTATACTCATCATATTCGTTTTCACTAAATCTAAAGATATTATCATAAATCCAATCTGTTGGTAATAGTTTAGTTTCTATCATTTGGGCAGCTAAATCTACTTTTTCTTTCATTAATGCTATACGTTCTTGATCGTATATGATAGATGGAGTAGTTAAAGTTAATTCAAAATTTGATAATTGTTCACCTGTATATCCTTGTGTATATAAGTGTACTGTTGCGATTTTATATAATTCTGATGTTACAATTCTTTGGATTCTATCAATTGTACGACCAAAACGAATATCTTCAGCTGCTAGTGTAGCTTTACCTTCTACAGACTCATCATAACCTAAAAATGCTTTAGGCACTTTAAGTGCAGCAAATAGTTTATCTCTTAAATATTCAACATCCGCAATACCATCATAATCTAAACCTTTTGTAGTATCAATTTTAGTAGCAGAATCATTACCTCTAACTGGAATGAAGAAATCCTCCATCATGTTCTGCATATTATATTTTAAATTATAATCACCTGTTTCTTCATCAATATATGGGGCACGTTTCATTTTAGAAACTGTTTTTTCCATAAAGGCATCTACTTCATTAGGCGGAATACCTCCAACGTTAATGTAATAAATGCGTTTTTCAGGAGCGCGGACAATTCTATGTACTAACATAGCATCCTCCATTAATGAATATTGTTTATATAATTTACGAGCTGGTTCAATGTAACTTCTACCATAAGGTAAATAATTAGCATCTGCTAATAAACGGAAATGAGCCATTTCATAATTATCAAAATAAATATAATTACCATTATTAGTATCTAAACCAACTACAGTACCATATCCCCCATAAGTACCACCAGCACCCATACCATTTGGATCATATTGAAAAACAATTTGGCTTGGGTTATCAGGATCAGATCCTTCTATTCTTGATATGTTATAAGCTGTGTAGGGGATAACGTTGTAAACACCATATTTTTCTGCTATTTCTAATTTTAAGAAAAAATCACCATACTTACACATCTGACGAACCCACATCCATAAGTTAAATTCTATATTTAATACATCGTAAAATAAATTATATAGTACTTTTTGAATATCTTCATCAGGTGATTTAATACTTAATACTTCACCCATATCATCTTTTAGAGTAGATTCATCGGCAATAATATCAAGTGCTGAGGCAATAATGGCATCTGTATCCATGGCTTCATAATCACCATAGAGTTCAATCCTCATTGTTTGGTAATTAAATGCTATGTTGTTATACGGATATTGACTTGTAGTATATAATCTGGCAAATCTATCGGTAAGTGAATTAGTTTCAAGTTCACCAGCTTTCTGTATTGAATTTGTATCAATTACTTTTAGTTGATTACCTCCTACATTACGAATAATAACATCCGTAGAGAATAATCTTTTTAATCTTGTAAATACACTTTTATCAGCCATTTTTTATTTTGTTATCGTTATAAATATTATTTAAGAAGCCAACTAATGTCTTCTTTACCTCCATAAGGGTTATCTATCTTATAGGGATTTTCTACCCTATTTCTAGAATATACACCTGTATAAGCAGTTGTTGATTTATTCATTGCGTTCAAAGATGCTTTAGTTAAATCTATACCCTGTTGTCTAAATTTAAAAGCAGTGTCACGCATAAACATAGCAATAGAGAATGACATAACCAAGTCATCATTGTAACCAATTTGAGCTTCTGCCCTACCATTCTTCCAAATAAAGACTTTCATTTCATCTACTAATCTTTTTGATTGAATAGTAACCCCTTTATCACTAATATATTCTTGAAACTTACCAATTGTCATTGGTCTTGTTCTTGAAGAAGTAGTAAAACCTGGGGTCATTTTACTTGTATCCATATATTGGTCAAAATACGAATCAGCTGTTATATTTCCACTTTTAGGTGAATAGTAGAGGTTAGGATAATTACTATCTATTAAAACCTGTAAAGTTGCCCAACCAATGTTAGCATTTTCTACAACCATCAAAGCATTATTATATTCAATACCAATTCTATAGAGTAATTCTCCATATTCTTTAGTACCAATTTGACCTTTATATTCAACTACTTGAACATTATTTTCAACATCTATAATATGAAATGCTGAATAGTCTTTTCCGTCACCACGAGCCACATCAGCTACAACCATATAAGTTCTAGAATAATCAGCTGGTTCCCAAATCCATAAATTTTGGTCTACCCCTCTTCTTTCTAATGGATCTTTAATGTATGTTTTTTCATAAAAATTTATATATTCAGGATAAAATACAATATCCCCTGAAGTACTAAAATCACAGTCACACTCTTGAGCTGCCATTCTAGGATCACCTAATAATTCATCTTGGGAATCTCTCCAAGCTTGATCACGTTCAGGGTGAACAAACCAAGGTAATTTTATAGGTAAAAATTGGTTTTCATTATTTTCTGCTCTAACCCATGTTTGGTGAAACCAATTACCTGTACCATAAGGAGTAGATAAAGCAATACACCCACCACCAGTAGCTAATGTTTGTTGAGCCGAGGCCCATATTTCTCCAATATTATCAATAAAGGCTGCCTCATCAATTAATAGAAGAGAAACGGCTTCTGATCTACCAGCATCACTACTTGCAGATGTTGCTTTAATTTGAGAACCATTATTTAATCTTAATGTTAATTTGTTATTTTCATCTGCATCTACTTTAAGCCAAGAAGGTAAATTTTCATACATGAATTTAACCTTTGTAACCATATTTTTAGCAGTTTCTTGCTTAGTTGCAATACAAAGTATATTTTTATCTTTATGGAATAACATTAACCATAAGGAATAACCTGCACCTAAAGTAGAAATACCTAACTGTCTAGATTTAAGTACTACTGAATATGGGTTTTCTTGAAATAAAGTTAATACTTTTTCTTGGAAAGGGTATAAATTAAATTGAATTCTACCTCTTTGGGGGTGCTGGATAAAACAGTATTTTTTCATAAAATGTACTGGGTCCTTAGCACATTTTAAATATTCTTGTCTTATAATATGTTTTAAATCCTCAGCCATTATTTTCCAAGTTTCCAGTACATACTAAATCCTAAAACAGGTTGAAACCCTTGGTTTACACCTATTCCAACACCATATACCTGTTTACTTTTAGTTCTATATAATAATTCTCCCCCTAAATAATTTATTTGATCGGTTCTACCTTTTAAACCAAACCCAACATAAAATTCTCTATTATTAACAAAAACTGTATTGGTAACTGTAGTTGTAGGAATTAATACATTAGGTTGAATTTCTCTAAATATTATAGAATTTTTACTAATAGTATCATTTATAACAATACTTCCTAATGAATCTAAACTTAAAGTATCTGTATAAAAGTATTTAGCATAATAATCTTTTAATATACTTAACGTATCAATGTCAGTAGGAATAGTATCATGTACCGTGGTAACTTTAGTTCTCCACCGCGGAACATACACTAAACTATCAATTTTTAACGTATCCCATTTAGTTATAGTTTTAGTAATAGTAGTAGGTTCTGTTATTACAGTACGATTTTTACCCCCATCACAAGCCCTCATAAAAAGGATGATTACAACTAGCACTACTATAAGTAGTGTTTTTATATCTTTAAAGAGCTTTTTCAAGTTTCTTTAATTCTTTAGTCTTATCTGCCATCTTGTCAAATAAAGCTTGTTCTGATTTTGTTCTATCTTTTCTATCAATTTTTGATATTTTTAACATTTCAGATTTATTTTGCTTAAGATCTTTTTTAATTTTAGATATTTTTTCTTTTGCTTCTTTTTGAGATTTTAAAATATCTGATTTTTCTTTAGCTATAGATTTTTCTTTTTTTAAGTCTGCAGATGAAGGTTCATCTTCGTTCTCTCTAATAGTAAGGCTATCTAAAGCATCCATCGTACCTTCAAAACCAGGCATGTCAGCAGGTTTATCAAATTCTCTTTGCTTTAGAGCTGCTTGAATAGCAAAAATAGCATCTTGCTCTGAATAATCATATCTCTTAGCCATTGATTTGATAAAGCGATCTAATGCTTTATTTACTTCAGGATTTAAAGATTCTTTTGTTAATGATTGTGTTTTTTCTAATTCTGCATTTAATTCGGCTTGTGCTGCTGCCTTTGCCTTAATATCATCAGCTGATTCTTCAGATAAAATTTCAACTATCTCGTTTTTGAGATATTCTTTAAATTCTTTTTTTTTCATCGTAGGGTATTTTAGTTATAAATATTACAAAGAAATTGCTTGTTTAATTAATTCTATACGTTCTTTGGTGCTACCTGATAGAGTATGTAGATTTTTAATTCTATGGTTATATTTATTTAATAAAGCATTAATTGATCTATCAATTATAACTCTATACTTAGCATCAGTTTCACGAACACCATTGTCTTCAATTTCTACACCTTCAGGAGATACATAAAATATATAATCGTATTCTCTAACTAAATGAGCAGCTAACGTTTCAAAATCTTCTTTATCGTAAATATCCATTG